CCAACACCAAGGCCAAGGCCGCCGGCCGCCAGTTGCCCCTGGGAGTAACGGTCTGACGTGCTGAACTCAAGACCCGCGCGCTGCCGCGCAACCATATCAACCGCGCCACCAATGCCGAGCTGTAGGGTTTGTAGGGCCTGAAGCATGCCCTGGTTGATGCCCACTAGCTGGCCGATGCCACTCTCAGACGCCTCCACAGCCCGCCGGATACTCTCTGACTTGGCATTGATGTCGCCGAGCACGGTGCCTGTGCCCTGGCGGGCTTGGCGGTCCTCTGTAGGATCCCAGTCGTCGCCAGAGAGCCAATCGGAAATCTTATTTACGGCAAGTCCAGCAATGCCGCCGGCAACCGCCCCGGCAAGCGGGCCAAAAATTCCGGCTGCCGCCTGGCCAGCCATTTGTTCGGCCAACGCATCGGTTACCATGCCGCCAATGGCACCGGCCAGGGCGCCACCAATGCTAGCGCCAATGCCATCCCAATCCCCTGATGTAATGGCATCCTGGAGGCTGCTGGCCACACGCTGGCCAGCGGCAGACATTTGCTTTTCCACCTTCTCCGCAAGTTCTGAACCACCCTGATCACCGGCATCGGCCAGGCCTTCCACCAGGTTGGCAATCAGCGTGTCACGATAGACCTCGGAGATATCGCCCCGGGCCGCCGCCTCGATCAGCAACTGCTGCTTGTCATAAACAGACTCGAACTCCGCGCCAAGCGGGTCCAGCTCATTCACCAGGGAGATGACAGACTGCTCATATTCCCGCTGGGCACGAGTCAGCTCTCGCTGCGCCTCTTCCTCTTTCTTGGTGGCAATCGCCGCCTGCTCGTGCTGGTAGATTTGGTCGTAGTAGGTGTTGATCAGTTCGATTTTTTCCGCGCCGGCTTCCGCGTCCCGAGCGGCAGCTATATCCATCTGGCGGTTGTATTCGATCATCTCCAGGGTGCTTTTGCCCTGGGTATCCGCTTGAACGCGCAGCTTTTCGATTAGACTGTCTATTTCCTCTCGGGCCTGGACCAACTCCGGATTGGTGGTTTTCAGCTCTGCACCCAGGTCTTCAGCCCAGCGTCGAAGCGCCTCACCTTTCACCGAGGCATCCACGCCCTGCTGAGCGATTTGCCCAAGCTCGGAAGCCAAGCGGGTAAACTCCGGACTTACAACTTTGGCGGAGTCGTTTGCATCGAACAGGGCCTGCTGCAGAGCGCTCAAGCTTTCCGCTGTCGGATCGGCCTGAACGCGGCCGAGGGCTCCGATAACAGATCGGGCCGACTCAACCGTAATACCGAACTCGCGCGACAGATTACTCGATTCCTCCTTAATCATGCTGAGGCCTTCGCGGAATACCGCTGCGCCGGAGCCGCCGAACTCAGCAAACATCTCGTTGACATCCCGCCCCAGCCTAGAAAGCCGGGCGGCCTGGCTGATAGCTCCCTCAAAGTCGCCCAAAAACGTTGTGTCCATTTTGTCTTCTGCCACTTCAAGCAAACCCGACCTGGCAGAATCAAAGGCGGAAGCGGCCTCCACGAGACCTCTGCGAATCTCAATCTCTGCCGCCCGCATGGACTCCTTAGCAAGATCGCGGATTCGATCGGTAAGCCTGAAGGCGCCGCTTTCCGTGCGCTCCATTACGGTATCGAGGTATTCCATGGAATCCGAGAGTGCGTCAACACCACCACTCGCACTCATCACTGAAGAGTAAACCGTGCCTCCGACGACGCTACCGATGGCAAGAAACGCGCCAAGTAGCGCCCCGCCAGGGCCCAGTATGCCGAGCAGTTGAGATCCCTGCTGGCCCAGCGCCACAAAGGCACTGGTGCCAGAGCCGACTTGCACGAAGAAGTCCTGAAATTGGTAACCCGCTTGCTGAAGGGCGCCTTTTTGCAGGCGGAACATACGGTTGGCTTCCTGGCCCGCCGTAGTCATGCCCACCATATTGCGAGCATTGGCCTGGGCTGCGGTTGCAGTGCCAGACAAAGAACCTTGCAGGCCGCGCACCTCGCGGGCCGTTTCCCGAACGGTGCCCGTTACGCCTTTGTTGTTTGCCTTGATGGCAAGCGTCAGGTTCATCTGTTCCATGTCAGTCCCGCTGGTCGTTCAGCGCTTCCAAAGCGCCGCTCTCAATCGTCTGGATCTGGCCGAACACTGCATCAGGGTTCGCCAGGCCGCTTCGCCGGACCACCACATCCACTGCGGTGTAATCCAGCCCCGTCCGCACACCTGTCATCCCTGCGTATCGCCACTGGGTTGCGCACCTTAGAAACGCCAGCACCGCATCCCAGTTCTCGGGCAAAACCGGAAACTCCCTGTCGTCCAGCGCCTCCAGCGATTGAACATCAACTCCCTGCAACCCGAACGCCTTTAGATCCGCCTCCAGCCCGCCAGGGTCGGCCCGGCGGCCATTTATCCAAAACCGCCCGGCCTCCTTCAGGTTCGCGGACGGTTCTTTTTTGTAATCGACTCCTGGTAGGCGTTAACCAGGGCCAGACTGGTTGCCGGGTCAGCCTTCAGTGCACTGAGCAACTCCTCACCGGTCAGCACAGCGCCGTCTTTGCCTGTTACCTCAATGTCTTCAACGCCGAACAGCACGAGGTCCAGCAGCCGCTTGTCCCTGTTTGCTGAATCCTGCAGCTCTGTACTGGGCACCACCCTGAACTCTGCACGGAACGTGCCGGACTGCTCTTTGTCTCCGTCATAAACGGTAACCGTTACCGGGTACTTGTAGGTGCGCTGCGTGTTTAGCCGAAACATAAGGGAGGGCTCCTTACTTAACAGTGATCACCAGCTCGTCGTTGCCGGTGTCGGGGTTGATGGTCAGCGGCAGCGAAAGCATCTGCACGCCGTTTTTGTCTTGCTCTGTCGGGCTACCAATGCCAACCGCCGGAGCTGAAAACTCAACGATATTTCCGGCCACTTTGCCGTGGGCAACACTCAACTGCCCGCGCTCAGATGTCTTGGCCTTGTTGTACAGGTCGATCACCGACAGGGCTGGCTCTTCCACCACAGCGGTACCAGTCGGCTGGCGATCGGTAATCTGCATCGACGTTTCCTGGCCCACCAGCTGGTGCTTCACCGTTTCTACGCCAATGTCAAAGCTCAGCTGGTCAAAGCTAAGATCTGACCCGAACAGAGTCAGGGCCGTAGTGTTGGCATTTGTGACGGGCGCGGGCATGGTCCAGCCGCTGGTGTCTGCCTGGGGAGTGGCAGCGTTACTGATCGGCCCCAGAATGCCCATGTAACTGAAAGTCATGTATGGGATGTTGTTAGTAGACAGGCTGAAGCTAACCGTGCCCCGGCCGCCTACAAACTTGTGCAGAACGCCGTCCCGGTGAATCCAGCAGGTAATCGATTCCTCTCCGCCAGTGATCGGGTTGTAGGCCACAGAAACACCGGTTTCCTCGGTTTCCGCAAAACCGCAAGCGCGCAGCAATGGGCCCCATTTGGGCGCGGTGCCGGCAGCACCTGAGCCGGCCAGCTCAACTTCCAGCTGCAGCTCCACATGCTTTTCACCGGCAACCTCCTCGGAGTTGCCGAAGTGCCCCCGGATCAGGTTTCGCTGTATGTTCTCGCCAGCCAACGGCGTTACCTGCACTGTGCGCGCCAGGATAGCGTTGGCCGTTTCGGTCGGCGCTGCGTCAGTACCATAGGTGTCTTCTACGGCTGCCAGCACCACGCGCCGGCGCATCTTGAATCCAGACATGTGTTACTCCTTCTTCCCGGAGGTCTTCTTGGTTCCGTCGTCCCGGGTTTCCGGCTCGGCGGTCTTGGGTTTGGGCGAGCCATCTTTGGCCCGCTGATACTGCCCGCCGCTTTGCGGCAACTTCATGCGTTTGCTCATGGCGTCCACCAATATTCGATTTTGAATATATCCACCCAGAACAAAGCCTGGGCATCCAAGTTCAGCAGCTCGCCGCCAAGCCATCCCACGGGGCCGGCCGGCACCAAAACAGGTAGGCTGAAGTACTCATACCAACTGGTCGACTCGACACCAAAAGGAGGCGGGATCCAATTGATAAGGGTATGCACTAGTGGCCTGCGCAAAACATTCAGCTGGTCCCGGCTAGCACCCCCAAACCTCCGATTACTGCGCGACACTGCACTGACGAGCATCACCTGCGTCGCCACTCTATGTCGCGTAGTGCCCGTTAGCTCTGCATGACTTACTTGCTCACTCATTGGTATCAGTAGCACTGACGGAAACGCCCGCGATTTCAGCGCCTCTTCCACGTCCGCTGCAACCTCCACCGGACACGGCGCAGCAAACTCCAACCGTTCCGCCCAGGGCTGTAGATTGAGCATCAGTAGTCCTCCAGATTGTCACGGAAAACACTCTTGCCCTTGGTGAAATAAGGGGCGTCGGCACCGCTGGCTTTGACAGGGTCATCAAACCCCAGGCTGAACTTGCCATCTGCTGTGAGTTGCAGCAGCTTTAGGGCATCCCGGTAGTCCCTCAGTACCGGGTCCTTGTCATCGGTGCCGACACGGTCCTTGTGCAGGTAGTACCGGGCAATCACGCGCGTCCAGTTCGCGACGATCCCCGGTACCGTTTCCAGAGGCACATAGCCACGCTTTGCCAGGAAGCCATTGATCAGCGCTTCGGCGTCCGCCACCGCCTGGTCAATCCGGGAGAGGGCTTCGTCTGCCACCGCAATCTCCTCCGGTAACCACGCGGAGCGATCCTCACCCAGCAAAGTCGCTTCCATCAGCTCGAAATTCACAAACTTCAGGTGCTGGGGAGTAGCCTGTTCGGCCAACTCCCTGGCACCTGGTCGGTCTGCGAGTTCAGCGTGACTGATGTAAGGCATGGTCAGCCCTTAGCCTTTGTAGCTTTCGAGGTCGACTTGGTGGCCAACGGCTTCGATTCGCCAGCTGCAGCTCCGTTTCCATCGGAGCCTTCGCCATCGCTGGAGGTAGCCGGTGGCGAAATGGGTTCCTGGGCTTCTTCTGCTGGCGACAGAGCGCCGGAGAGCAGCAGCGGCTCGGCCTCTTCAAACTCCAACGAAAGCACCCCGGATTTGATAATCCGCCCGCCATGCTTGACCGGCGAATTGACGTTATAGCGCGGCATATTTGCCCCCTTAGCCTGCGTTCTGGAACAGGAACCCTGCGGTGATACCGGTGAGCACCGGGCGGCGCTCCATGGTCACCGGGTAGATCCAGCTCTTGGCGGAGTTGTCGTAGTAGCTCTGTTCAACCAGCGGATGGCCGTCCAGGGTGTAGGTGTAGCCATAGGAAGGCTCCTCAATGCTGGAGGCTTCAGGCGCTACGTAGGCGAGCACCGCATCGGCACCCCAAACGTCGCTGAAATTGCCCTGGGCGTCGGCACCCACGGCCTTGCCCACAACCACACGATCCACATCCATCAGACGGGCCAGCATCTCGGCGGTTACCGAATCGCTGGAGGTGTACTTGAAGCGTTCCAGCACTTTGGGGTTCTCCGCTGCCCCGGCGAATGCCTTGGCAGAGATCAGCAGGGTGTTGGGGTACACGCCAATCGTCTCGCGGATGGCCTCACGGCCGGCCCGAACATCTTTCGCCGGGTCGCCACCGGCGTCTGACCATTTGGCGGCTGACAAATCCACCTTATGATCGGCGTCATAGTTATTGGCGCTCCGAGCGATTTCCGCCTGTTCCACTTCCAGGGCAAGCAACAGTGACCGCATGACCGTATTTACCGAGCGCTGACCAAGCTGAATGTTCGGTACCTGACTGGCATCACGGATGTGTTCGATCGGCAGCTTGCCTTCCAGTGCGTCCTGCACCAGAGCGAACGGTTTACCCAGATAACCAAACTCAATGCGTTTGGTGTTCGCGCCGGGAGCGCGGCGCGCGTTGTAAAGGCGGAATGCCTCTTTGCCGAACTCCAGTACCTGGCCACCAGACACCGCAACCGGTACCCGGGGGAACAGCGCGCTGCCAACCATTTCCTGTTGACGGTAGCCTTGGGCATGTGTGGTCAAGATCGGGTCAATCACCCGAACCGCTTTGTTTTTCATGGGCATAACGAAATCCTCAGTTCGGGATGATGAATACTTCGATCAGATCGCCGTCGGCGGCGTCCTGAAGTGCTCGGGCAACCACGGTGCCGGCTGAGGCGGCCACGGCCACGCCATTGGCACCCACCTCAATCTCACCGCCTTTGGAGATAGCGCCAGACGCCTCAACGATCGAGGAACCCAGGCAATCCACCGCCAGTTGCTCACCAATAGGGGCATCCGTCGTGGAAACCCCGAAGGCATTTCCACCGGCCGTTGCATGAGCACCACTGAGATCCACAAATCGGTGCCGGGTAATGCCGGCCGCTGCCTCAATGGTGTGGGTCATCACTGCGTACTTTTGCATGGCTTCAGCCTCCTACAGCCGAAAGGGCTGTGTTGTAGTCGCATTTGTGCTCAGCCTGATAAGCCTGTGCTTTCTGATGCAGAGCCAGTCGCTCCGGATCTACCGAATAACCAGCAGGGGCGGCAAAGC